GAACATGGTCCCCCTGCGAAGGGTAGAACGTGGAAGCATTGGCAAAGAGATCTTGACCAGATGGCCCACCCGAAAGGAGGGACCATGCGACCGAAGTTCCTCAACTTGGCTTACGACGATTTGCTCCGGAAATTCCGGAAGCATGTCAAAACGAGCAACAAGCAATCACTGATTCACCCATATCCCCCCGAGGTAGTCTTGAGTGGGATGGATGGCATTTCTTCCGTTGATAAGGTAGATTTGCAAACATCAATGGGTTGGCCTTTGAACAAATCGAAAAAGTGGTTCTTGCAAGAGAGCGAACGGAAATATCCAGGGATTACCCAGATGATTGAGTTCATGGAGGATAGTCCCGTGCAATGGGATGATGTTGAAGCATTAGAAAACGAACTTGCAGAGGGAAGGCGTGTGCATATCGTCTTCCGGGGGAATCTCAAAGATGAACCAACCAAATTCACGAAAGATAAAATCCGTGTCTTTGCCGGTTGTGAGTTTGCTTTCACCTGTCTCGTGCGAAAATACTATCTCTCTCTTGTCCGAATGATTCAGGACTCGGAAGGTAGATTGGAGTGCTCTGTCGGCGTCAATGCCACTAGTCCACAGTGGACGAAGATGGCAAAGGTGTTGACACGTTTTGGAGAGGAACGCATGATTGCGGGAGATTACAAGGCTTATGATAAGAATATCTCCATTCAGATGATGCAATATGCATTCCAAGTTTTGATCCAGCTTGCCGAGGACGCCGGATATGACGAGCGTCAGTTACGTATTATGCGTGGCATTGCGACCGAAATTTCCCAACCACTCTATGAGTATGATGGTATTTTCATCCAAATGTTTGGCTCAAATCCATCGGGACACCCTTTGACCGTGATCATTAACAACATCGTCAATTCGCTGTATTTGCGTTACGCTTATTATGCGATGCATGAGGATGAGGAGGTGCCCGATTTTGATGAAGTTATTGCCTTATTGTGTTATGGCGATGACAATGCAGCAGGAGTGTCTGAAAGTGAAGAGAAGTTTAATCACACAACACTCTCAACTGAGTTGGCCAAAATTGGAATTACGTACACAATGGCTGATAAGGAAGCTGAGTCAGTTCCGTTCATTCCCTTTACGGAAGTGACTTTCCTCAAGCGGTGGTTCCGCTGGTGCGATGAATCTCAGAATTATAAAGCACCCATTGAAGAGGCAAGTATCACCAAATCCCTCCACAATTACATGAAGCGGAGAGGAAGTGATGTATTGCCAGAGGAAATTTCAGCGCAAGTCATTCGTGGGGCCAATTTCGAATTCTTCCATCACGGGAAGGAAGTTTTCAACAAACGTCGTGAGCAGCTGCATCAGGTTGCCGACGTTTGTGGAATTCGGAAATTGGTTGGTGATCTGGATACGTACGAGGACTTACAGATACGATATCTGGACGCTGGTTGGAAGCGGGACATACTGGATGAACCAGATGTTCCCATGCTCCTCTCAGCAGAGGAGTTCACGTCTCGGGATGACGAGAAAAGCGTCCCGCCGACTGCAGCTACGCAGTCGTAAAGTTAAAGATAGCCCTGTGTATATGGATACGTACTTACATAATATTTTGTGTCTTGTATATATTTTAAGTAACGCTTTGCACTTGTCTCAGCTGGCCTCGTCCAGTACACCTATTTAGGTGGGGTAGGGAACCCAAGACAACGCACTCTTATACGTGTTTTGATGTGGACTGTATATTGAACAACTACATTAGTAATAATTCCAACAACATGGACCCGGCCTTATCCGGG